AAGGTGGGGCAGGAGTGCTACTCAAAATAGGAGAGGAATCCCGAGAGGGAACTGAACTCAACAATCACGGTTACTCAAATCCAGGTCTTATACTCGTACCTGGCATCATGACCGATAATAATGATGAATTGGCAGACAACCAATTAAGTAATGAACCATCTAATCTACCATCCCAAACACCAATTTACTCCACTAACGAGTGGGGTCAATTATGGGATGATGATCCATCACCAGTAAATTCTTATCTCAGTAATTCATCACAAGAATCTGATTTTGAATGTTCTGATGATGAATACGAAACCGATTTAACTATCCCAATTAAATTTGAGGATAGATTAATCTGTATCGTTTCCACCAAAAACCAAATCACATCATCCCAACTACGTGAGGATTCTGAACTTAGCTTGTTCCGAAGAAATCACCAACTCCTTCTTAACCCACACATTTTGAAATTACACACTTCAGGAGAGGTGTTTAATTTATCGACCGATCTCCTAAACCTCGTCTTAGTTCCCGGTGATTGTTTTATTACCTATACACCGTTAATTCTTGGAGGAAAAAAGAAGAAATTACCGAGAACTGGTGGACCCGGAATACCCGTTGGAAAGCTTGGTAAGGTTTCCGGTTCAGGTGATTATAAGGTCATTGCTAAGAGAGCAGCCGAGTCCGCTAAGGGTGAATTATCAAAAATGATCCAGAAAAAACTTTCGAGTTTAACTGGGTCTGATATGTTAGGTCGCGTTGGACGTAGAGCTTTTGACGGTGGTGCAACCTCTATAATGAAAAAGATTTTCGGTAATGTTGATTATCAGTACTCCGATACTCCAGCTGTAAATTCTCTTTTTAAAGGATCTTCAGATGGTGATTCAGCGCAGGGCACCTTTGATACCAAGCATTTCACACGTCTTAAAGGACGAGAGTTTATCAAACCTCTTTACACGTCAGCAACACAAGGTGTACCAGTTATCGAGCTTCTAGAGGTCAATCCAGGATTGAGTACCACTTTCCCTTGGTTATCTTCAGTAGCTGATAATTACCAACAATATCGCTGGCGAGGATTAGTATTTGAAGTAGTTACAACCTCTTCAGCTTATTCTAGTCAAGGTGCAATTGGTAACACTGTTATGACTTGTAATTATAATGCATCCCAACCCGCATACACTTCCCAAATTAGTATGCAGAATAGTGATGAGGCTATATCCTTCGCGTTGTATAATGGTGGTGTTTTTGGGGTGGAATGCAAAAGCGGTTCAAATCCCCAAAACTCCTACTATGTTCGTACAGGTTCCGAAGTAACTACTGCTCCCGTCACTTCAACTGATATGCTCAGTTTCCAGTATGGTTTATTTCCAGCCACTTCATACCCCGCTAGTTCACAAGTAGGATTATTATACGTATCCTATGATATTGAATTATGGTCACCAGCCATGGATATTGACCCTTATGGATACGCTTCCCTTACAGGAACTCTTACCTATGGAGGCATTTCAACCGTCCCAGCTTATAGTATGAAAATTGGTCAAATGCGAGGTAACTGTAGAC